AAGGTCAGTCCCTCGTGTCCTGCGGGAACTTTGAAGTGGATGAGTGGGAGGCAGAGGGACCGCCAGACACGTTCCTGATCAGGGCCATTCAAGCCGGGGTGACTCACGCTATCAGGACCTCATATTCGCAGCCTTATGAAGGCCAGACTCTTACATCGATAGCTAAGACCATCGCCGCGAAGTATGGGATGAGTGTTTCAATTGACGCGGTGAATCCAGATGTTCCCTATCAGCATATAACCCAACGACTGGAGAGTGACCTTGCGTTTCTGCATAGGCTTGCCAACGGGCAAAACTACGAGTTCACCATCCGCGGCAATCAACTCGTCTTCTACAGCCGACCGGGGCTAGACGCGAAGAAAATCACGGACCTCAAAGACAAGAATGCGCAGTACATCTACAAGACCGATTCCACGCGCTTTCGCATTCACCAGCAGCACCACGGCGACAAGACCTACAAGAAGGCCGTGGTGATGTATTTCGACCCGCACTCGAAGAAACTACTCCAGGCAACGGCCAACGCCGCCGCCACAGCTACCCAAGGCGTTGACTTAGGGCTTCAGGACACCCTACTAGTCCGGGAGCGGATAGAGAACGCACAGCAAGCCACTCTGCGCGCACAAGCCCATCTCCACGCCGCCAATATGCACGTCCTGAAGGGCGAGATCATCATCCCTGGCTCGATGGTCTACCGGGCCGGCAATCCGGTGATGCTCTCGGGGTTTGGCACGGCGCTCGATTCGATAAAATGGATCATCAACGAGGGCAAACACCGGCTGGACCGGAACGGCTACAAGACCTCATTGGAACTCAGGACCACAATAACCGGCGCGGCCACACAGTTCGCCTCGGACGACTACGGAGAGTAAATGCCTGACTCGGTACGCGGACCATACACGGAGCAGTTCCACCCGCCTTACAGGACGGGCATCGTTGCGCAGATTGAGTCTGTGCCGCCCTATCGGGTGCGCGTGCAGTTCCCCGACCAGGCGAACGTCCTTTCGTGGTGGTTGCCGGTCCAGGTCATGAAGACGATGAACGACAAAGACTTCTGGCAGCCAGACATCGGCGAGCAGGTGTCTGTCGTCATGGATGAGTGGGACGAAAACGGCATCGTGACTGGAGGGGTCCCGTCAACGGTGGACTCGGCGCCATCAGGACTCACGCCAGCCGATCGCTACACGCAATTCTCTGATGGGACGATCATCCACTACAACACGAGCACGCACCAGCTTCAGGTGACACTTGGGGCCGGTGGGCAGATGGCGCTTACACAGCCTTCGGGAGGCAGCATTGAACTGGATTCGAGCGGCAATGTTGAGATTCAGGCCGCAAGCAGCATTTCGCTTACCAACGGCGGCGCGGCGGCGGATGCGCTGGCGCTGGTGAGTAAACTGGTGACAGCGTTCAATGCGCACACGCACTCAGACCCGCAAGGTGGAGTGACTGGAGCTCCGACAACACCATGGACGGCAAGCACGGTTGAGAGTGTCCTGACGAGGGTTTCAAACTGATGGCAACGACTTTCCCATACGCGACCCTCACCAACATCCAATCATCGAGCTGGGAACTGATGCTTGACTCGACGGCTGGAGGCTGTGCGGGATCAGGACTCGGAAAAGTATGTCAAGCCCTCGGCGACGTTCACCAGACCTTGCAAATCATCTTCAGCACCATCCCTGGTGAAGATCCATTCCGCCCCACGTTTGGATGCGACCTGACGCAGTTCCTTGACCGGCCGCTCACCGCTGCGATTCCGGCCATCATCGGTGCCATCTCCGCGGCTATTGCCGACTGGGAACCACGTATCACCCTTGAGAGCGTCGATGTTGTCGCCAGCACAACGAACATCGGGACTCTGACCGTGACGATCAACTGGAAGCCGAATATGGGGTCGAGCAGTTCTACCACGACTACGATAGGCACAGAGAGCACGACAATATCTGTGGGAGGATCTTCTTAAATGCCGGTCATCGTCCCAAATCAATCGTTCCCCGCCGCCACCGGCACCCCTCAGACGGTTCCTGTTGACCTGCCTACGCCCTCGTTCGTCAACGACTCAGACGGCTTAGATGCAACGCTGGTCCTGAACGACATGGTGAGCAAGTTCGAGACAGACACCAGCAGGACCCTCTACCCGGCCCAGGTCGAGCAGTTGCTTATAAACCTCTACGCCTACCGCGAGATACTGGTCCGAAATGCGATCCAGTATTGCGGCCTTCAGAACTTGCTCGCGTTCGCCGTCTATCCGATGCTGGACTACCTCGGCGAGTATCTGGATTGCACCAGACTCCCCGCGCAGTACGCCACCACGACGTTACAGTTCACGCTCACTGCATCACAGTCATCCGACACTACGATTGCCTCTGGCACGCAGGTCGGGACTCAAGACGGCCTCAACATCTTCGCCACTACATCGGCGCTCACGATTGCTGCCGGGCAGACGGTTGGCACTGTAGCGGCGCAATGCACGACGGCAGGACTCAGCGGCAACGGCTACCTCGCCGGGCAGGTCAGTGTCCTGATGGGCTCGTTTCCGCTCGTCTCTGCCGTCGCCAACACGACCACAACGGCCAATGGAACGGCGGGTGAACCCGCCGGCACTACGGCTGGAGACAATCACTACAGAACACGCATCCAGGCGGCACCAAACAACCTCACAACTGCCGGCCCGTCTGGCCAGTACCGATCTCTCGCGCTTGACGTGAGTTCGACAATCGTCGATGCCCAAGTCCCGACAAACCCAACGACGCCGGGCACGGTGCAGGTCTATGTCCTGACAGGACCCGTAACGCAGCCGTCCGCATCCCCAAACAGTTCCGGAATCGCCTCTGGAACTCTGCTTTCCGCTGTTCAATCGGCCCTCAGTGCTCAGACTGTGCGGCCTCTTTGCGATAGTGTGATTGTCTCCGCTGTGACTGAAGTCGATTACACTGTGACCGGAGCGATCACGCTCTACGCCAATGCCAGCTACTCGACCATCGCCGCTGGAATCACCGCAGCAGCGCAAAATCTTGCTTTGACTCTTGCAGCAAACATCGAGCAGGACATCGTCCTAAGCCAGTGGCAATCAGCCCTCAGCGTGTCTGGCGTCTACGATATGCAATTGACCCTTGCTGCGAACATCGGCGGGACACCACTCACTCCAACTTCGGACGGAAGTTTCTTGCTCACAGCAGGACAATGGGCAAACTGCACCGCCATCAACCTGACGATTGCCATGGGCACAAAAAATCAACCAACAAGCTAGGAGACTTCAGCATGAAACGAATCGCGCTCTTTCTTTTCCTGATCTTGTCAGTTATCAACTGCTTTGCTCAGACGCAGATTGACCCGACTTACCAGATTGCATGGAATCTCTTGAGTGGAGCAGGCGCCCCGACCATCACATGCACACAGAGCGGAAACTACACCGTCTACCCTTATGGCGCAGAGTGGGGACAGTCTTATCAGGACACGACGAATAATGTCGAGTACAAATGCACAACCTCTGGATGGGTGAAGAATCTACCCGCAACAGGCGGCACGCTGACCGGCCCACTGAACGGCACCAGCGCATCGTTCTCAGGCACCGTCGCGGCTCCCCTCACATCGCAATCCGGCGTGATCGCAATATCTGGCAATAGCTGGTGCGCGGGTGAGGGTGTCTACTCTCCTGCACAATCTTACCCCGCTCTCCTTGCATCAATGCACGGTACGGGCATCAGAAAAGATGCCTGCTATGAATCGAATCAGGCTGCTGACGACGCGGTGGCAGTGCTCGCAAATTATCAAAAGACGGTGACTCCCGCAGTGTTTCCTGAGCCTCTCTATATCGAGGTAGAGGGCAATAACGACGCTGTGTATTGCAACGGCGGAACATCCACTACTGCGGGATGCGAAGCTAACTTTGTAATGGCCTACACAGCGGAACAGGCTTACGAAGGTTTGCCACGCACGGCGATGACTTACGCGCAGGACGCAGGATGCACAAAGACCACCGGAACGTGGTCAAACGACAATATTTATCAAGTGGGCATGGGAGAGATTGCTTCATCAACAGGGGCAACACTGACCTGCAACTTCACCTCGACTGGTGGAGCAGTTGCCGAAGTGTTCG